TTGGGGTGCGGTTTTCTTGTGACCACCTGTTACTTGATTGATAGGGTCGAAAGACCCTATGGAAGTTATTAAAGAAGAAGTAGTAAGTTATGACCAGATGGCAATTATCGAGCAGTATGAAAAGGTAATTGCTTATCTGTATCCAATAGCTCAATCTATTCCGAGAAAGCATGGNGTNGTGCGAGATATGTTTTTAAGAGCATTATTTAANCAGACTGAAATGTTTTATGAGGCTGGTAANACAAATCAGATTGGTAANATTTATGTCGCAGATGCGGGNTTAGCGGGTTTGCGATTTTGGTTGCGTTTCTTAGTAACTCCAAAAGTTAAAGGTATAACTAAGCATCAGCATGAAACGGCTCTAGTGTTAATTGCTAATGTAGGTTCTATGGTTAATTCTTGGATTATTAAGCGCAAGGGGCAAAATGGGTAAAGATGCTGTCATCCTTGGCGGTAACTGGAACAATGGTGCTAACGCTGGTTCTCGTTGCTCGAATTGGAACAATGCCGCTTCGAATTCGAACAACAACATTGGGGTGCGGTTTTCTTGTGAGCATATTAGTAAATTGCTATATGAACGCTACGGCTTTATATGCAGACCTAGTAAGATGTGGTCAGCCATTTTTTCCTTCTTCGGAGAATACATTGATAGGTTCAGGATGCCCCTAGTATCTACGAGAACGGGGTTACTGGCATGAATTCTTACAATAATCTTATAGACAAGATTGTTTCTAAAGAAAATATGTTGCTTGCCTACGAAAGAACGGCAAGATCAAAAAGAAAAACCTTTGGCTATCTTGAGTTTAAAGAGTACAAGCAATTAAACCTAGATGCGTTAGCCGATGAAATGCGTAGCGGTGAATATAAGATAGGCAATTACAGGCAATTCATTATTTATGAGCCTAAGCCTAGATTAATATCCGCACTTGATTTTAAAGATAGACTAGCCCAGCACGCACTTATATCTGTAATCGAGCCTATATTTGAGGTCTACTTTTTTAGCCCAATACATTTGCTTGTAGGGCTGGACTGGGTACTCATGCTGGAGTGAAATACATCCAATCAGAATTAAGAAAATCGGAGTTGCCTCTTTACTACTTAAAAACAGACTTTAGTAAGTTTTTCCCCAGCGTAAACCACAATATATTGCTGGAGATGATACACAAAAAAATAGCTTGTAAATTAACTCTTAAAATGATTGAGGAGATAGTAAAGCCGAATGAGGTGGGAATACCCATAGGCAGCCTTACAAGCCAATTATTTGCTAATGTCTATGGCTCTTTGCTGGATATGTATATTCACCACGATTTAGGGCATAGAAAATGGGCTAGGTATATGGATGATGTTGTCATACTTGGCAATGATCTAAAACAGCTAAGGGATGACTTCTACAAAATAGCCGAATTTTCTGGTAAAAATATGAATATGCGGATTAGTAAATGGCATTGCGGTAATGTAAGCGGCGGCATTAATTTTCTTGGTTACCGAATATGGGAAACTCATAAATTAATTAGGAAAGATAGCGTTACTAGGGCTAAAATGAAAATTGCCAAATATGTTAAATATGGCGATAATTTAGCATTAAATAAGTTTTTAGCATCATGGAGAGGTCACGCTGGCTGGTCAAACAGTCACAATTTATTTATGTGGTTAGAGAGGAAACATGAAAACAATTATCAATACTAGAGAAGATTTGGATGCTATTGCTGGCACTCCAGAGCATGCTGAATTTATGAATATGCTTAAAGGCTCAATGAGTAGAAAGCAAAATGTTCAAGTTTATCCTGAGGGCTATAGTCAGCCTGATTATGATGGTGAAAAGTTAGAGCCAATTTGGGAAACTGTAGAAGATTTAAGCATTATTCAGCGATTTGGTTTTACTAAATCAGACTTTGAGGTTTAATTATGATCGAATGGTTGCTTGCCAAATTTGGCTACTACAAAACATATGCAGTTGATCTAGATAAATTCTTTGCAGAATTAGATCAGGCAGCTAAAATAAAGCCTGCTGCAAAAAGAGCAGCTAGGAAGCTTGCTGCTAAAAAAGTAGCGGTAAAGAAAACTGTTAAGAAGCCTATTAAAAAAGTATGATTTTTAAAGATATAGATCACACAGAAGTTAAATCTTTATTTGCCTATAAAGATGGTGATTTATATTGGAAAAAAAACAATAAAAAAGCTGGCTCTTTAAAACCTTCAGGCTATACAGTTATTGAAGTAAACAAAAAAAATATGATGGCGCATAGATTGATATGGATGTATCACTATGGGCAAGTAGATAATTTTATCGATCATATCGACAGCGACAAAAGCAATAACAAAATAGAAAATTTGCGGATCGCTACAAAAGCGCAAAATTGCTGGAATAAAAAAATACATCCTTTAAATACTACAAATTGCAAAAATGTAAGATTTAGGAAAGATTCTGGCAAATATGAAGCAAGAATAACTTACAATAAACAAAGAATAGTTTTAGGAAGTTTTGATGACTTAGAGCTGGCTGATTTGGTAGCTAAGGAAGCTAGAAACAAATATCACAAGGAGTTTGCGCATAATGGTTAATGAATTTGAATATGGCAAACTTAGTTGCACAAGTAGAAATCTTTAGACAAAAAAGTAGAATGCAATGGAATCTGATATTAAAAAGACTACCTTGCTATGGCTGAAAGATCTAAGGGATCACTATGGGCGCTAATGGGTGTAGCTTCTGTAGGCGGTGGCTTCATTACTTATCTTGCGGACTTATTCATTAAAAAATGATTAATAAATACTTTATTAATTGGAATTAATTATGCTGCCATTAACTGCTATATTTGATGTAGGGATGAAGATCCTAGATAAATTTATCCCTGATCCAGAAGCCAAAGCCAAAGCCCAGCAAGATCTACTAAAGATGCAGCAAGAGGGTAGATTAGCTGAATTACAGGCAGATACAGTAGAGCAGCAAGAGCTTACCAAAAGGCATCAAGCAGATATGGCGAGCGATAGCTGGTTATCTAAAAATATTCGCCCTATGATGCTTATAGCGCTATTTGTAGCCTATGTAGGCTTTGCTTTAGCATCGGTATTTGATTTAGATACAAAGACAGCCTATGTTGATCTATTGGGACAATGGGGTATGCTTGCTTTCGGTTTTTACTTTGGCAGCAGGGGGGCGGAAAAAGTAGCAGAAATATGGTCAAATAAAAATGGAAGTTAAACAGCTCCAGCAACTAGGTATAAACCCTAGTTGGTTCGATCATTTAGAGTTTACTTTTAAGAAGTATGAGATTGTTACCCCTATTAGGCAGGCTCATTTTATTGGGCAATGCGCGCATGAAAGCAACTGGTTCAGGCATATTACCGAGAATCTAAACTATAGCGCTAATGGCTTAATGGCTATCTGGGGTTCTCGATTCCCTACTATTGAGATTGCTAACCAATATGCTAGAAACCCAGAAAAGATCGCTAATAAAGTCTATTCTGGTCGCATGGGCAATACAGAAGATGGCGATGGCTGGAAGTACAGGGGCAGAGGAGTTATCCAGCTTACAGGCAAAGATAATTACATCCGATGCGGAGATGCCCTAGGAATCGATTTAGTGAGCTTCCCAGAGCTTTTAATCACAGAGAAGTATGCTTCCTTATCGGCTGGCTGGTTTTGGCATAGGAAGGCTTTAAATCAGATCGCAGATAGGGGTTTAGCCGATGCAACTATTACCGAGATTACAAGGCGCATTAATGGTGGCACTAATGGGCTACAAGATCGCATCTACAAGACTAATAAAGTATTTGAAGTCTTAACTACAGCTTAAGAGTTCGGTAGATAACCCCATCATCCCAGCGCTTATCCTGCTCTACCTTATACAGCTCGATAATCTTTTCTGGATAGACCAGCTTAGGCGGTGTATCTTTAAAGCAAAACGGCATACACAAGCTGGTCATTCTTTAGGAGCTAGTACCATTACCAAAAATAGAGGAAGCATATTGACTTCCTTCTCTTTAAAATTTGCTGTGCCTTTGACTGCTACTACAAAAGTAGCGCTGCCAGTATCTACTATGTAATCTGG